AGCTCGTCCCACTGGGGACCATGAGCATTAATGCCAACTGCACACTCAAATTCTTTCCAATACGTTTGTATAACACGTACCAAGGGTAGGTAAAATTGTCTCACAACACAGGTGAAGGCAAATTCACAACCAGCAAAAACACGGATTTTCTTCTTAATAAACTTTGTAGGTTCATCTTTGAGATTTCCGCGATGCACGACGTGAATTCGTTCTCCCGAAGCAAGAACAGACTTCATCCGTTCAACTTCTGCCCAAAATTGGGGGTCCTCAAAATCAATAGGTTCAGTAATACCTTCCACCTCCCGTTCGACGGGCTGGAGGAAGTTTTTCTTCTTCTTATTTAGGGGCCATCCCATGGACGTATTGAGATCAACACGATCAACAGATGTCACACCATCCATACCACCTAGAACGTAATCTTTGGGGTAGGGGTGAACCATCTTCAGAGCCTCAGGACACTTATCAAAGAACGAATGAAACTTCGCCTTCAGGTCACTAAAAGCTTGTTGAAGGATGATCGGATCAAAATTACCTTTTGGATGGGTCATCAAATCCAAATCACGACTCCAGTGTTCGCTAATTTTGTAGCAATCGGGTTTCCCGTGGATACGGGGTAACCCCATAATATCGACCACATGGTCAGATATCGGTGATTTCCTCACCTGCGAAACGAATTTAACGGTACCTTTGTCGTGAGCACCATAAGTCTCACCAACAGGTTGGGAGCCATCTTTATCTTCAAGCCACTTACTAGCATGGCGAGGGGATGGCTCATCGCACGGCGCAAAGTCAATACCATATTTGGAGGTCAAAAATGTTCCTTCAGAATGGCAAGCTAAAGCCGGGCACTGCAGCCTCAAAGCGATTTTTCCTTTCTCAACATCAGAGCGTGATAACAAACCAGCAACTCCATATCGAGTCCCGTTTCTTCCAGCTAAATGAAACGCTAGAATACGGGAACGTTGTAACTTTGGTACAAATGGAGCCATACACAAACCAGGAAAAGTCGCCTCTGGATAATTGTAACTAATACCAGGGAAACTAGTCGCTTTTGATTCAAAGATTTTCTTTTCGAGAACCTTGACATCAGAGGTTGTGACAACTCCATCGGGATCCTT